ATGTCATGATTGCCTATGCGACCAAGGCTCAGGTGTCGGCGATGGGTGACTCCATCCGGGCCACTCGCTCCGCGGCAGAGCAGACGAAGGCTGACGGGGAGGCCACCAAGGCCATCGCCCAGCATGCCGAGGAGCTGACCCAGACGCTGGCCAAGAACCTGGCCGTGTTCCCTCGCGTTCTGCGCCTCGACAAGGGGCAGGCTGTCCCGGCTGACACTCCGCTCGGCACGGTCATTGTGCGCTCGGAGCGGGCCATCTCCCACGCGGATGACCTGTTCCCGCCGATTGGTGAGTGGCCGAAGATCAGTGCCGCAGACACGGGTGACGGTGTGCGCCTGGACTTCCAGCATCCGGCCCTTGTTCCCGGCCTGGACCAGCTGAAGCCCTCGGACGGGAAGTGGCTCATGACGATGCACTACTCCTTCCCTGGCGGCAACTTCGGTGAGGAGGAGGCCCAGGTGAACCTGTGGACCGCCCGCCGCTATCAGGAGGAGGGGCACCCGGCCCAGGTGGATCAGGGCTCGAAGATTGCCGACCTGACTGTCCGCAAGGGCGATCACCTGGAGTTGTCTCTTGAGATTGAGCCCAAGAAGGTGGATGAGAAGATCGGTGACGTGTGGGGTGTCTGGTTGGATGCTCCGATCCCGGTCCTGTATGTGCATGATCTGGTGATCCGTAAGATCGCCTGAGATGCAAAGAAGGCCCCCTCTCCTGGTGTTAGGGGAGGGGGCCTTGCTTTATCTCACCAGAGGTGGTGCAGTTTCCAGCGCCAGCCGCTCAGCGCCTTGCCGATGGTGGCATCCCAGTACCATCCCATGATCGCCTCCTTCCCGGGGTGTTCTTTGTTTCAGGTCAGTTACAAGCGTGGGCCTTGTGGGGCCGTTACTTCTCCAGTGGGTAGGTGTAGAGCCAGAATCCGCGACCGTAGTAGCCTTCGCCCTCGTAGCCATCGAACTCTAGGAGGGGGAGCTTCTCGTCGTCAACGATGACGAACACCTTGAAGCATGTGGCGGAGATGTCACCATCATATCCGGGTTCACCTTCCATCTCCACCATGGCGTTCGTGATGCGGGCCGTCGGGGAGCCTTGGTAGAACGCCTTGGTGAACTCGAAGTCGCCCTGCCCACATGCGCAGCCACCACCTCGCCCCATGGCGACAAGCTGAGTGCCGTCATCTAGGGTGATGAGTGCCTGCGGCTTCTCGCATTCCTCCATCCAGGACTCCGTTGCGAACGTCCCGGTCTCGATGTTGGTAACGTACCGTCCGATGAGGAGGCCGATAGTGTCTTGTGCGTCGAAGTCAGGGGAGTCTTGCGGGTCTCCGTAGAATGAGTTGGGCATGGTGTATTCCTTTCTGTGGCTAGGAGTAGAGTTCCCAGGACGAGGCGTTGCCGCCTTGGGCCTCGAAGGTGAGGACGGCCGGCTTGGTGGAGTCGCCGCTGATGTTTGTCCACCAGTCGCTCCCGCGATCGGCCGACGGGCATGAAATGATCCAGCGCGCATCGCCGACCTGGCGGACACCGAAGTTATGCCAGTGGCCGTGGACCAGGATTCTGGCGTCGTAGAGGCCGCTACGGCGGCCGAACGCGAGGTCTCTGAACCATCCCGGCACCTTGCTCTGGGAGCCCGCCAGGTGGCCGTGTGTGAAGCCGATGCGGGTACCGTCGGCGGCGTCCACGGTTACGGCCTCCTCCCACTTCTCGGGGCGGTGGAAGGTGACGTGCTCGTAGCCTGGGCGACCGGCGATGATGTCCTCGATGTTCTTGGAGATCATGATCCCGAAGTCGTCATCGGGGGCGTTGGCGTGGCTGTTCTTGCCGGGGCCGGTGCGGACGGCGCAGTGGTTGGACGGGACGGCCACGTAGTAGAGGGAGGAGCATAGGGGGGCGAACGTCTGGAGGGCTTCGGCGTAGAGGCGCTGAACTGTCCTGATCTGGTCGGTCAGGCTGAGGTCATTGGTCTGCGCCTGGCTGGCGACGTTCCAGAAGCCCTCCGTGCTATCGCCCACGTCGGCGAGGATGATGCGCTTGTAGGGGTCGCGGAAGCGGATGTCGTCTGCGATGTCCTTGATGGCGCGGCGCACGAGGCGAACAGTGTCCTCGGTGCATCCTCCACTCCCGGTTTTCCCAAGCTGATAATCCGCCATGCAGACCACGAGGGTGTCGTCATCATCCTTGATGATCGGGGCAGGCTTCGGCAGGATGGGCTCTCGGAAGACCGGTTCCAGGTCGTCGAAGGAGATGCGCTTAGCCTCCGCCATCTCAACCGTTCCAGGCCGCCAGGTGATCTTCTCATAGGAGCCATCGGGGAGGCGAATGGTCTTGCCTCGCTGCATGATCGCATCCACGGGGACGTCGTTGAAGAATGCGTCGTGCCCCATGTCAGGGGCGCCCCGGCGCTTGAGCTTGGCGCGGTGCCGACGGACGGACGACTCTGAGGTGTTGAATCGTGCGGCGAGCTCCACGTTAGTGGCACGCTGGTCCTCGGGGAGGAGGTCATTCTCGATGATGGCTTCATCAAGGGGGGTCATTGGTGTCTTGTCTTTCTTTCCAGAGTATGGCAACGGCCCGGGGAGACATCTTGGTCAATCCCCGGGCCGTTCGCCTATCCCACATCCAGCGGAGTCACTCACCGGAATGGTCATAGTCTAGCGCCCCAGTGAGTGCCTTGCAAGCGCTAACGGGGACGTATGCTGTCTTGTAACCTTGCCGCCTCCACTTCCATGCGAGGTAGCGGGCGAGGGGTTTCCAGGTGCAGCGTGCGTCAATGTATCGCCATGTCTTGGTCACTTCTGCCTCCTACAGGCTCCGCAGATGGCGGTCTCCGCTCCGACTTTCCAGCCGAGGGTGCGGGCTGTGGTCTTGATGGTTGATTCGACTGCCACCCACGGCTTGGTGCGCGGGTGGGCCTGCTCGATGCGGGTGATGCCACACTGGGCGCATTCGATGCGGGCGATCCACTGGGTGCCGTGGAGCTTGATGTCTACCATGTGTACCTTTCTAGCTGGGCCATGCGCGCATCATCCATGCCTGAGCCTTGCTGATTTCCGTGTTTGTGGCCGCCCATTGCTCGTAGTGTTCGGCGCCTGGGCCGCCGTAGGTGGGGCGTGTTGTGGCTTCTACCTCGTCAAGGATGAGCCAGCAGTCTGGGCAGTACCGGAGGGACCAGTGGTAGGTTCCGTCCTTCCAGGTGTCCCTCCGGTACATGAGCCCTTGCCTGATTGTGGTGAAGCAAGCGTCGCAGATGACCTGCCCCCTAGAGTGGGGGTGGGTTGTCTTGCGTTTCAGTTCCACATTAGAAGGGGGCGCCCGCGTTGGCCCAGGGGTCGCCCTGCTGGCCGCCCTTGGGGGCGTTGAAGGATGCCTGCCGCTGGCTGCTGCGGCGGGGGATGACACCGCGGAAGCGGGGGAACTTCACCTACAGGCTGGTGCGCCGCTGACCGTCGTTGCCGTCCCATCCGCGCTGGATGAGGAGGCCGGTCACGGTGACCTTGTCGCCCTTCTTGAGGGTGTCGGCGAGGTGGCCGTGCTGCTCCCCCCAGAAGGAGGCGGTGACCCACAGGGGGTCGCCGTCGTCCTCCCAACTGCCGTCCTGGGTCTTGCGGGATGCGGTAGCGGCGATTCGGAGCTCGGTGATCTGCTGTCCGGACTGCGTGTACTTGACCTCAGGGTCCTGTCCGAGGTTGCCTTCGACGGTGATGTCACATGCCATGCTTAGTTTGCCTTTCGGATTGGGGAGAAGAGCTTCTTGATGTCGTGTTCTTGGACGTAGATGGTAGGGTCTCCGACGAATCGGAAGGTGGGTGTCTTGCTCTTCTGGATGTGTCGGTCGAGTGTTCGGCGGGTGATGCCGAGCATGTGGGCCGCCTCATTCTTACTGAGGTATCCGGGGATGGTTCTCATTGGTTTCCTTTCAGGAGTCTGGTGAGGTCTCCGAGTGTCATTGTAGCCCATTGCTGGCCAGGCTTGGCAACTCCGTGTCGCTTGTGGACAACGATGCCTACTAGGGCGCCTGCGTTCTCAGCTTCAACCTGGGCTTCGCGGACCCACTTCGGCATGTCCATGCGCGCCACGTCCTTGCACTCAATGACGATCTTGTGGTCACCCATGCGGACGTTGGCGATGTCGCCCTTGTCTTTGGCTCCAGCCTTGGGGGCGCGGTCGATCCTGTCGTCAGCCAACTCCTCGGCGAGGTAGTCGGCGACCACTCTCTCGAACCGCGCCCCTGCGGCCTTGGCGCTCTTACGAGTCCTCGCCACGAATACCGCCTAGATGGGTGACAGCTCGGTTCTCATCTCTCACGTTCTCGTAAGCCGTCCTCCAGCCCTGAGCCGAAGCAAGGAGTCGCGCATTCTCCATGGCGAGCACCTCGCACTGGCCGCCCTTATAGACGGCGTACACGAGCGCCGCGAACGCAATCAGTAGCGTCACCGCGAGCATAGCGGTCATGACTTCTCCTTGGGGGTGTAGGCAATGATGTACGGACCCCATATCTTAGCGAGGCACTCCTCCTGCAGCCCATAGGCACATATCCAGGAAGTGGTGCCGCGTTGCCAGGAGTCGCCTTGGCAGTCGATTACAATGGTGCCGGGGGGCAGGTCGCTGCCGTTACCGGTATATTCGCGCGAGCGAGAGCTCTCACACTCTTCGAGGGGGGCATTGTGTCGATCCTCCCCCACACCATTATCGCGGGCCTCGACCTCTAGATCGCCGATGTGCTTTAAGAGAAAGATGACGTCATGCACGGGCACATCCTGGGGCAATTCGCTAGGTCGATACCCCTCGCCCCGCTCCCAGTTGTCCACTCGGGTCCGAATCCGCTCTAGGCGGTCCTGGATGTCCTTATCGTCAGCGCTCATTTCATCTCCTTGAATCGCGATAGCCAGGCGATGGCGAGTCCACCAACCTGGGTAACCTCGGAGACAAGGTCTGAGTTGTGACCGGTGTCAGCCTTGTTGTCGTAGGTGAGAGCGGCGCAAACCTCCCCGACCTCCTCAGCCAATGCGTAGAATCGCGACTCGTTAGTGTGCTTGTCGCTGTCGAGCGTCATGCCAGGATGCTTGGCGGACGCCTTGGCGTACTCGTCAACGAACGCCGCCGCAGGGTCAGTCACGCCGAGCTGCTGGAGAATGGCTACAGCTCCAGCGGCAATGTCCATGAGGCAATAGGCTATCTCGCTCTCGCCCCTTTCACTGTCTTCCTGGTGTTCCTCGACCTCGATGATCGCAACTCGAATCCATCCAAGCATGGCGTGCCATCGCCCAATAATGTGCAGGCGGCGCTCGCCCTTACGATTACAGTCCTGTGTGATCTTCTGTGCAACGTCGGCGAACGTAGTCATTTCATCTCCTTCTGATTGTGGTAGGGGCAGACAATCTCTGGGTGAGGGCCGTCATCAATCAGCCAACCCCAATCTGATGCCAGGTCGCACAGTGTGGACATGTCGGCGCGTTCACGACGCACATCCTGTGGACCTGGGGTGAAGTTGATGCGGTTAGTGCATGCGGGCCAGTCGCACGTGATGGTCGCGTATGTGTACGTGATCTCACCTATGTCAAGCACTCTCTGCCTCCTTCGTCGTTGAGCTTGTAGGTTCTCCCGTCCCAGTAGGTGACCGGGATGCTTTCAGGGTTGGCTACGAACTGGGGGACGTTAAACCCCGTGCGCCTCGCCTCGGCCCTGTTCTGCTCGATGTGCCCGTGACAGCCCCGCACCCCATCCCCACACAGGAGGATGAGGTTGCTGGGGCTGTTGGTGTTCGGCTGGCGTGTACCCCCCATGCCGCGGGCCCTCCTGTGCTGGATGCTCATGGGGCCGTTACCGGCGTGCCTGCCGCAGCGGGCACACCGGTACTGGTCCCTCTCGTACACGATCTCCCTTGTTTCCTGGGAGGGCCCTGTTCTCCTGGGGGACCCCTTTCTAGGCATCCCCACCCTCAATCTCAATGAGGCTGATATCCCCAGTGGAGATGAGCTCCCGGATGGCTTCCTCCTGGGCCCCTGAGATGCGCACCGAGATGCGCGGGTCGCCCTGAACGACCTCTACGCCGTCGGGCACTTCCCCGGTCTGCTTGATGAACCCATCCAGGGCTGCCGCGGCCACAAACCACGGGGCGGGCACCTTGTGTACGGCGTCGGGCTTGTTCCACTCGAGCCAGGCAACGAGGGCCTTCTCGTCCACCACCTGGTAGCGGGGCTGGGGTGCGCTAACGCTCACCGTCCCCACCTGGAGGCCGTCGATCATGGGCTTGGATGTGTCGCCCGGGGCCATGTACTCCTCAAGTTCCTTGAGGGCCTTCTTCTTCTCCTGGGAGGCCACCTTGGCGATGTGCGCCGCGATGGCTGCCTTGCGGAGTGCGTTCTCTTTGCTCACTGGACCTTTCCTGCCCCGTAGTTCTGTGCCAGCCATGCCCTGAGCATGTCGGGGTTGGCCTTACCGCCTGCTGCGAAGTACTCTTCGCGAACCTTGTCGCCGTCCAGCTGGTGGGTGGCGCAGAATCCGTCAAGGATGGTGCCGCACTGCTCGGCCGCTGTTCTCTTGGGAACCCCCTGTTCCGCTGGGAGGGGGGTATTCCGCTGGGTGGCCCTGTTCTCCTGGGAGGCCCCCGTTCCGCTGGGAACACCCCTCTCGTAGGACTCACTATCTGGGTCGGGCTCGTCCGTGGGGATGGTGAGGGCTTGAAGGAGGAACGTCCGGTAGGCCACGGACATAGCCTTAGCAATGGCCTTGTCACCAAAGTCCATTGCCTCGGCCGCAACCTTCCCATGGATGCTGTCCCCAGCTGGGCCGTAGACCCGGTAGGTGACCTTGACGACCACCTCGGCGGTCTGCTTCCCGCTTGCTGTGGCCCCATTGCTTCGGTGCACCTCAACATCCTCCGGGAGGATGGTGACCCCGTACTTGCGGAGTGCGGGTCCTACTGCGTTCATTACCGCATCGATGCCGCGGAAGTTGAACTGCTGTGCCTGATTCTTGCTATCCTTCTTGACTGCCTGAACGTCCCCCATGACCTTGCTTAGTGCCTGGTGGACTGTTAGCCGCTCTGTCATCTGTGCTCCTTTCCTGGGAGTCCCCTATTCTCTTGGGAACCCCCTATCCTGCTGGGAGGCCCCTATTCTCTTGGGAGGCCCCTATCTGGGAACCTACTTCGTGGAAGCCACCAGAGACCCAACGGCCATGATCGCGTTCCCCATCGTCGCAACATAATGGGTCACACCGCCGGCGGTCACGGCGATCCTGCCCCCGACCGGAGCAATGATGATGGTCTCCGATTCCGCCGTGGTGATGCTGTACACGTCCCCGACGCGCCGCACCTTCAAGCGCTGATCGAACGCGGTAACGCGACCCCGCACGGAGTCATGATGGTTATGGGCGTTCGCCTCAGCGATCGTGTCCGCGATGACTATCTCATCGCATTCGACGTACCCCCAGAACCGATCGGCCTGGTCGGGCTTACGGACCGTCCACCAATCGGGGGTGAGCTCTGCCGCTGTGGCACCGAGCACCACAGTGTGACCCGCGGGCGTGGGGGCTACGTGCATGCGCGCGTGGGGCCACATTTGGGCCAGCTGGTGGGCTACGTCGGTGACGTCAATGGGGGTGGTCATGGTGTGTGTTCCTTTCGTGCGTGTCCAGCTAGTGCTGTCAGACGTATCGGTGTGGGTCGAATGGCTCGAGCACGTACAGCCACGCTGATAGGCGCTTGAGCTCTGTGCCGAGTAGACGAGTGTCGCCATCCTCGAGGTGCCACCATGGGCCGTGCTTAACCCATGGTTCGTGTAGATCGTTGTATACGATGGCCCCGTCGGGCATACGCCGCATGTCTGCATGGGTGATGAGTCGATGCTCGAGTGGTGCGTCAGCTGGCATGGTTCCCCTCCGCCTTGATGGCCCGCTCGAGGTATGCGGATGCCTTGCGTAGGTCCTCTATGCGCTTGCTCGCGTCGCCCTTGCGGCCGAACCGGGTGAGGTACTTGCCGACGTTCCACAGGTGCGGACTGTCGGGGAAAAGGGCATCAAGTAGATCCCAAGACTGTAGGTCCTTCGTGTTCTCCGGCGCCCCATTGGCGGCCAACGCCCTCCCTATCCACGTGTAGTGAGTTGGGGAATCGTGCGCCCCCATAATGTCTCCTTCCTAGGTCCCGCGCCTTGCGGGCCACCTATGGGCCACCTAGACCAAAAATGGATCACAGCAAACCTCTGTCGGTAGATATTAGACAGTAGGGCGGTCTAGGTGACTCATAGGTGGGCAGACTGTATCGACTACGCGAGGCGGCGCCGTGCGTGCGGTGCCTGCCACCTATGGCCTTAAATCTCTATGTAGTTCTCAACCATCGTGCGCAAGCTTTATTCAGCGGCTGGCCGCGTTTCTACTGCGCTATGTCCTCTAGGTGAGGTGGCGCGGCCACGACACTGCGTGGCCGGCCATCCCGACTAGCTGGCTTGTGCTAGCTCGAGCGCCACCTCGAATGCGTCCCCGGCGAACCGGACTGCAACGTCATCATGCCCGCTCACGTCACCATTCGAATACACCTGAACCCGATTCCCATCCTTGATTGCGACCAGGCCGCCGCAGGTGAGCGCCTCCCGGATGGGGTAGACGTGCCAGCCGCTTGAGCAGAGCATGTCAGCCAGCGCTGCAAGCGCCTTCGCTCGACGTTCAGCATCGGTTAACAGGTGAGTCATCACGTCGACACTAGTCCAGTCCTGGCTACGCACAGCCATATGCTTGATGTTCAGCGAATCCATTGCCGTCACCTGGGCTACCGCTTCGCGTCGCCGTGTCCCCAGAATGTTCCTTACTTCCAGGTAGTGTGTCGGATTAGCGGCCACCCATGAGGATGATGCGGGCTTACTCTCTCCCGTGGCCGCGTTGAATGCTAGTCTCACGCGCTCACTTACAGTGCTCATGGTTTCGTTCCTTTCGGTTCGCTGATGTTCAGGCGTCGGCAATGTATAGGGTGGCTGCGTCGATGCTCATGTCCCCGCACACCCAGCGCTCACCACCATCGTCGTCCACGCGATAGATGTCCACGAAAATCGCGGGCTCGCCGTCCCACGAGAACTCGGCGGTGACATAGGCAAGCTGCTCCCCCTCAGCGAAGGATACGATGTGCTGGCTAGTGTTCGGCGAAGTAATGACCTCAAAGTCAATGGAAGCCGCGTCCAGCGCGAACTCAAGGTTATCCATCGCTGAATCAAGCACATAGGCGAGACGGTCCTCGGCGGTGATCATGGTGATTCTCCTAGTGTTGTGGGTTAGTGTCGCGCCCGGCGGGGGAATCGAACCCCCGCTACAACCATTCGGGCTACCTGGCTGACGTCAGGAGATCGCATACAGGACCGCGGCGGCCACGTCAGACATTGCCCAGTGCGCAGTGTCCTCGGCAGTCTGAACGTCAATGACGTTTACGGGGTTATCCGTCTGCCAGTCGTCAACAATGGCGATTTGCTCGGCGAGGCGGGACTCAACCTTGGTGAGTCGGGCGCCGTGAACAATGTGCGTATCCTCATCGAAGAATTCGACGATGCTCTCCCAGTGGTCCGACTCAAAGTCGCTGGCACCGCAGAGAACCTGCCACGCCTCACGCGGGTCACTGTAGGCGAGCTCGGTTGATGCGAGGACGGCCTCAAGGTCACTCATAGCGACGGTCTGACGAAGCAGATCATGCTCCGTGACAGTGAACCGGTCAGACTCATTAACCCCAGCCGAGATGGTGAGGTCGCTACTCCCGTAGGAGAGAGTCATCTCAACCTCACCGACGAACACGTCGGCATCAAAGTCCCCGGTGTACCCGAGCTCCCATGCGCGGCGGGCCAGCGGAAAGGCCAGGAGGGCGGCCGCCTTGTCTGCGTCACTGGTGATGGCAACCGTCTCAGTGCCGTCCAGGATGGTGCCAGTGGGGCGGTAACCGTCCTCAGCAACCTCGAGGTGAATGTTGCCGACGCTGATGCCCTCAGTGGTCTCGCGGTAGTCGATACCCCACTCGGTCAGGTTGGCGGTGACGTCTGCGATGTAGTCGTTGGTGCTCATTGCTGTGATCCTTTCTGTTGGGGCTGACTGCCCCGTGCTGATGGCTTAACTATACACACACCTAGACGGGGTGAGTCAACTCAGATTGGGCACCAATTCACGTGACCTACGTCATCGAACGCCTGTTCGGCGGCGCCACACTCCTACGCCACACACACATACGCGCCTACATGCACGAGAGGCCACGGGAGCCAATCTGAGCACCTCACAGCACCCCACCCATACGTGGGCACCACTCACACCCCGAAAGCACTCCAGCTGCCCTCACGACGCCCACCACGGGAAGACAAAGCAAAACCCCCGGCCCGCCGAAGCGGAACCGGGAGCACCAGGAGAGAGGACCACTCACCTCGAGCCGAAGCGGCTCACCCTGCGTCGAGTAGCGCGACGCTCAACCCACACAGCCAACGTGAGCCCAACCAAAGTCACCACAGCGGCCACCACAAGAATCTCACGGTCATAGTTGTCCTTGACACCGGAAACCACAGGACCCACAACCTTGTCACGACTAGGAGAGGAGGGCTTATCCACAACGCTATTCACAGCCGCGTTCGGCGCAGCCGAATGCACAACCCCCATAGAGCTACTACTGCGTGCGCCTGAGAGTCCTGCCTCATCACTGTGTCCCTTAACCGTGACCTTAGAGCAGCTTTCACTGAGGGCCTTAGCCACGCTAGGGCCGGGCACGTAGCGCTCACCCTGAACGGTGGTGATGGTCTGCGTGCACGCCCGAGTGTTCACCTCGAGCACGTACCGGCCATCCCGCTGACAGGTCACCTCACCACGCACGTCAGCGCACGACGGTAGGCCGTCCGTCGAAGCTGGCTCAACCGAACCAACCCACAGCCATCCCGGAAACGCGACCTCACGGGCGTCACGCCACCTCAGGTAGGACACGCTCCCATCCTCCTCAACGATGAACGAACGCCCCTGCCCGTTCCCCATCGTGCGGGCATCCCACAAGCACGGCCCGTACTCCTGATCCTCCGACTCACACGCAGGAGTCTCAGACACGTCAACGGGGGCACCAGTACTGGCGAGCACCCACCCACCAGCAGGGGCAGCATCCTCGGCCGCATAGGCGGGCACACAACCCACCAGGCCCATAACCCCAAGCACCAGGGCCACCACCATCGCACGCATTGCCTTGCTCATCTCATCGTTCCTTTCGGTTCGCCCCACCATCGGGGCCGTGTTGCTGATGACCCAAACCATACGCCACACAGCACGGCTCACGTAAACCCCACAACACACAAACACCAGCGTGACCTGCGCCATCGAACACACGTACACACACACAACCCAACACACGCACGCGCACGCAACTAACACACAACCAACACAACACACAAACCACACGAACACCAACACAACAAAACGTGCGCGACCAGCACAAACACCAAAAATCACGACAACGAAATAACCAGCAACACAAAAACCTTTCCCAATAACCCCAGGGGATAACCCCCCCACCCCCAAAGACCGACCGCTACGCGTCTTAGGCGCTGACATTGCGTGCAGGTTTGGGAAGTGAGGTTTGCCCCTCAAAGCCTGTCTGCGCGGCTCTGAGGGGCCTTCCTGTGGGTGTGGTGCTTACGCGATAGCTCGCCAGTCCATGTCGAGGGTTCGCTGCCTGTTGAGAATGCCGCGCGTTCGGGTGATGATGTCTGCAAAGTCTGTTGCACTGTAAGAGCCTTGCACTATTACGTGTTTCGGCCCCCAGGCCATTAGGGTGCAGCTGTGGCGCTCGCGGCGGATGACAATGGTTGTTTGGTGTCGCCTGATGGTGACGGATCGGTAGATGCCTCCGGTTTTTCCGGGGATTGGGAGTCGGCCGTAGTTGAGTGTGGTGTTGATGAGATGGTAGGCGGCTTGGGGGTGGATGCGCATGTAGTGGGCGAGGATGCGAGCATAGGCGGCTTTGAGGAGGTAGGTCAGCATGTTCTCTCCTGTGCCCATTTGATGGTGTCTCGTCGGCTGACGCGGAAGGTTGGTGCTACGTCGTAGCGGCCCCAGTAGATGCGGCCTTTACGGGCGGCTTTGTGGATGGTTTGGTAGTTGATGCCGACGAGGGCTTCGGCTTGGCGTAGGGTTATCATGTCTGGGTGGTGGGTGTAGACGGGCTCGGCGGCCATTAGCTGTTCCTCTCTGCGTGCTGTTTCCAGGCTCGATAGACGCCTAGGTGCCCTTGAGGGGGGGCAACTCCATTGCCGAGGAGGCGGCGTTTCGCTGCGTCGCTGATGGCCTGGTTGGTGATGTAGCCGGATGGAAGTCCCATGAGGTGTTCCATGACCAGGATGGTTCCTTCGCCGCACATTTGGTAGAGGCTGCGTCCGTGGCCGTTGCCGTTATTGTGCTTGGCTTTCTGCGCCTGGAGCCAGGTTTCCCACTCCTGTGATGTGCGCCCCCAGCCCATGTCCACAACGGTTGGGGTTGGGAAGGTGGGGGTGACTGGTGTGTAACTGGGTTCGTTTGCTGTGACGCGTTCCGGGCGGCCGAGTTTGTGGGCATAGATGAATGCGCGGTCTCGGCGGTGGGGGAGTCCGACTTCATAGGCTTTGGCTCGCGCCCAGCTAGTCGTGTATCCAGCATCGAAGAACTCTTGGTTGATGGTGTCGGCGTACTTCTCTGCCTGTGGGACGTTTTCGATGATGACTTCGGTTGGTTGTACGGCGCGTACGACATCCATGCAGGCGTAGAAGAGGCTGCTGCGGGTGCCGTTGAGTCCGGCTTGTTTTCCGGCGCGGGAGAGGTCCTGGCAGGGGAAGCCGAAGGTGATGGTGTCGCTCTTGTAGTCGAGGAGTGTGGCGTCACTGACGTCATTGTGGATGGTGGCTGCTGGGTGGTGGTGTGTGAGTACTTGGCGTGCTGGCTTGTAGTTGTCGCATACGGCGTCGATGGCTTGTGGGCCGAATGCGGCTTGGATGGCGAGCTCTAGGCCGCCGTAGCCTGAACATAGACTGAGGATGCTCATGTGTGGTATCCTTTCGTTGTTAGAACAAGACAACTTCGTTCCTGTTCTTGTTTCTTCCGTGAGTGGCCCCTGGTGTGGAAAGCCGGGGGCCACTTGTTTTAGTTGTGGGCGAGGAGGTCTAGGAGTGTCTCCTGGGCTTCTTGGATTTCGCGCTCTTCTTTCTCTTCCTCGAGAGCCTGTCCTGCTGCGGTCTTTGCGGCGTTGATGAATTCGTTGTAGAGGGCGTCGAGGTTGATGTCGTCCGCGTGGGTGGCGTTCATGGTTGGTTCCTTTCGGTTGTGCTGATGACTGGAGTGTAGACAGGGTTGGACGGGGATGTCAAGCCCTGGGGGCCCAGCCGAGGTGGTTGAGGCGGCTGTAGTCGCCTTCGCGTTCGAGGAGGACGTGCCCGGTGCGTCCTTCCCTGTTTTTGGCGACGTGGATGTCGGCGCGGGTCCAGTCGGTGACCCCGTTCTCGTGGGGGCAGGAGAGGAGGAGGACGACGTTAGCGTCCTGCTCGATGCTGCCTGACTCCCTGAGGTGGGAGAGCTGGAGTTCTCCGCCGGGGGACTGTTCTGCCTGCCTGCCGAGCTGGGCGATAGCGAAGACGGGGATGCCGAGGTCTTTGGCGAGGTTCTTGAGGGTGCGCGTGTATTCGCCGATGAGCTCCCAGCGGGCCCTCCTGTCGCCGGGGGCGGCGTTGATGAGGCCGATGTAGTCGATGAAGGCTGCGGTGAGGCCGTGTTGGCGGTGGAGGAGGCGTGTGGTGGCTACGAAGTCTCCGATGGTGAGGTTTGCGCGGTCGTCGAAGTGGATGGGGAGCTGCCTGAGGTGGGGGGCTGCTGCGGTCATGCGGGCTTGTTCGTCGGGGGTGGGGTGGCGGCGGCGGGTTACGGCGTCGCCGGGGACGTTGGCGATGTTGGCCATGATGCGTGACCAGAGTTCGCGGCCTGCCATCTCCAGCGATGCGAAGTAGACATGGCCGGTGTCTGCGAGCTCAGTGGCGGCCTGGAGGGCGCAGAGCGTTTTTCCAACGCCCGGTCGGGCGGCGAGGACGTAGAGTCCGCCTGGTTTCCAGCCTCCGATGATTTGGTTGAGGTCGGGCCAGGGGGTGGGGGTGAAGGGTGTTGCTTTGGTGGTGAAGTCGGTGATTTGGGTGAGGCAGGTGTCGTTGTTGACGAGGGTGGTGGAGCCGGTGCTGACTTGGTTGAGGAGTTCGCGGATGCTGGCTTCTGCGTCGCTGGGGTCTCCTCCGGCTTCGATGATTTGGAGGCCGCGGGTGCAGGCGTCGTGGAGGTGGCGGCGTGCGGTGTCGTCGATGAGCTTGTTGGCGTGGACGCCTGCGAGGTTGATGTGGCCTCCGTGGACGCCGTTCATGGTGTCGAGGAGGTAGTCGGGGGTGACGTGGGCTGTGGTGATGGAGGGGAGTTTGTCGAGGAGGAGGTCTGGGGTGAGTCCTTGGCCGGGGTTCTTCTGCTTGTAGTCTTCGATGAGCTGCCAGATGGCGGCGTTGCGGGTGTCTGCGAAGTGGTGGGGGTGGATGTTGTCGAGGTCGATGAGGGCGTTGCGGTCGCCGCTGAGGGCGATGCCGATGATGGTGGTTTCGGTGTTCATGTGCTCGTGTGGGGTGTTGGTGGGGGCCTGCTGGTGTTGCAGGCCCCCGTGGTGGTCAGATGATGTAGGTTTCGTCGGCCATTTTGTGGCTCCGTTTGTGCTCAGTGGTTGTGGGCGATGATGGCGCAGGCGGCTTCGTATGCGAGGTTGATGAATGATCGCTCGAGTTCCGCGTTTAGATCGATTTCGCCCTTAGGTGAGATCAAGTTGGGCCACCACTCCATTAGGTCTCCCGTGGCGACCTGGAGGGATTGGATTCTCTCGGCGGGGGGCGTGTCTTGGTCTAGCGTGTTGAGTGGCTGCAGGGGGAGGCTCCAGAACCAGAGTGCACCGTCGATGGCGATGAGTTCGATTGCACCCTCGGTGGAGCGGCCGAGGTTTACGAGTTCGGTGATGCAGATGTTGATGATGTTCGTGGCGTTGCACTTCACACTGTCTGCCATGATGATTTTGTTGGCCGGGTCGGCCTGTTTGGTGACGACTGCAATCTCCCAGCAGAGGTCGCTTATGTTGCCCGTGAGGGTGATAAGTTTATCTGTGGGGTTGTCGCTGCTGTATCCGGATGGCGGTCCTGCTTTGCGGGCTTCGCGCAGAACGCTGATGAAGGTGTCGATGCGGTTTATGGCGTTCATGGTTGGTTCCTTTCGGTTGTGCTGATGACTGGAGTGTAGACAGGGTTGGACGGGGATGTCAAGCCCTGCCGCAGAATCGGCCTTCCCGGCCGTGCCGATGGGGTGCGCCAGAAGCACCCCATCGGCGATCCTGGCAATACTTAGGACATCACTCATCCGCGCCCGGTGTGGCGGTCCAGGTACGTCTGCCACTCATCCCACCCCGTGTCGCCGGGGAGGCCCATGATGGGCTTCCAGAAGTTCACGTATGGGCGCGGGTCGATGCCGTGCTCTTCACAGGCGTACCAGAAGTCTTCCTTGGCGACCGCCTTGCCGGTGTTGGGGTTGATGGCCGGCGCGGCCTGACTGAGGCTAGGGGGATCGAGCTCGTCCTCCCAGCTGCCTGCGCGCAGCCATGTGGCGGGGTAGGGGATGTACTGAGGCTCGGTCCCCTTGGCCTTCCAGGCGGCCTTCTGGCGCTGGAGGCCGTCGAGGAGTTCCGTGGGGGTTACTCCGCGCTTTAGGGCTGCGCGGTAGGCCTTCTCGGCGTCGAGCTTCTTGACCTTCTTGGGGTAGTGGGGCCACCATTCCGCGAAGCCGTCTGCGGGCTTCTCAGTGGGCTTGGCGGGCGCCCCGGCGGCGGGGGGGGCTGCCGCAACGGGGACAACGTGGTCATCAACTCCGACCGGTGGAACTGGGGCGCCGTGACCTACCCCGACGTCGACTCCTACCGCACCTACGTCACCAACCACGAGGTGGGCCACTTCCTCG